CGTGTTGAAAAACGTGTAGACGCTGAATTGCTTCTACCAGCAGCCGTTACTAAAGTTACAGGACTTGGTACTCCATAGAGTAACTACTCTAGCTAATCAGACCGCTTCGGCGGTCTTTTTAGTTATTGACGATTTACTGCATTAAACGTATATCTATAGTATGAGAATACGTCTATTACAGAACTATAAAGGGCATTTGGTAGGTGACGAGCTAAAGGTTAGTCTTGCTAAGGGAATGTTGCTTATTAAAAAAGGTGTTGCCATTAAAGACACTATGATTAAGACTGGAAAAACACAATGACAGCAATATTATCTTATGCACTAACCAGCGTTGCAGATGTAAAAGAATCATTAGGTATTGCTTCAAGTAATACAGCTTCAGATAATTTGATTACTCGTAAGATTAACGAGGCTACCGTAGCTATCGAAAACTATTGTGGTCGGCGGTTTGCTTCGACTACTTATACAAATGAGACTTACTCGGCTACTAATATTGACGCTATTATGCTAAAGAATAGACCAGTAACTGCTTTAACAAGCCTAGATATACGAGATAGCGGACTGAATTACGATACGTGGGAAACTATAGACACACACCTATATTTTTGTGACGCTGGCTCGCAAGAAGCTAACGCTGGGGTAATTAAGTTAATGTTTAACGCTCGTGGTCGTTGGGCAAGGTATCGTGTAACCTATACTGCTGGCTATACCACCATACCAAGCGATTTAGCAGAAGCCTGTGCTACTATTGCTGCCTATTACGTTAACAACGCTGATGGCAATGCTAATCTAAAGAAAAAACAAGAAGGTAGTCGACTAATAGAATACTACGAGGGTATAAAAGGCTTTAATGATTTAATAAAACAGCTTGGGGTAGATCAGGTTCTTGATAGTTATGCCAATATGCCAGTAATGACAGATAGGTAGCTATGACTATATTTTTTCAAAGCCACCAAATAACCATACGCCGGCTTAGACCGTTTGGTGCAGCCAAGCAAAACTTTAGTGCTACTTATACCGCATATAACGCCGATATACAGCCTATTGAGGGTCAAAGGGTAAATGACGTCGGGGGACGCATTGGAAAGACGTATGAGGGCTTTGTGGACGCTACAATAGATATTCGAGAAGGCGACCAGATAGATGATGGGTCGGGCGTACGATATTCTGTAAAGGCAGTTAGTTACTATCACGGTGCTAGCTTGCTCGACCATAAACACTTAATACTGGAGAGCCAATACAATGCCTAACGTACATCTAAAGATAACTAACCTACCTGAAATACGAGCAGCTTTTGCACAAGCACCAGTAAAAATGGCAAAAAATCTTGATATAGCTATAAAGAAAACTGCACTAGCTATACAAAAACAATCAATGATAAATGCACCTGTTGATACTGGTAGATTGCGTGCTTCACACCAAACTTTGTTTGAGCCATTGAAAGCAACTATTGAGCCAACTGCTGATTATGCAATTTATGTACACGAAGGCACTAGATATATGGTTGGTAGACCGTTCTTATTAGAAGCTGTACAATCGGAAGAAAGTAACGCTAATGGCTACTTTAAAAAAGCAGTCCAGGATACATTAGATGATATAGCGAGGGAAACTAAGATATGAGTGCAATTAAGAATATCAAAAAAGGTTTAATGACTAACATCGCTGCTGTTAGCTCGGTTAATAAGGTATATGATCACGAACATATTAACCCGACTGGTTTTCCTTGTGCGTTTGTAACCTTTCAGGGTACAGACAATGAGTTTTATTCTACGGCAGAGAATAAACGTATTTATACTTATAGAATACTGGTATTAGCACAAATCGGGCAAGACTTGAGTAATACTAACCAAGTAGAATTAGCCGAGCAAACAATAGAAGATTGTATGGGTGATATATTAGATACAATGGACAGTGACATTACTTTAGATGGGAATACACAGGTTATTTTTGTAGAGGCTGCTGTTGGTACACCAGGTTATGTAAACTATGAGGGTGGAGTTGCAAGGAGTGCAGAGATAATGATTAGAGTACATTCAATCTATCTAGTGTAAAGTTATTGACGATATTAGACAGATATTCAATTATAAAAACTATAAGAGGTAAATTATGACAAAATTTGTAGGACGCAGAGCTGGTGTAGCCATCGCAAAAGAAACGACAAGGGGTGTAGCAGGTACAACTCTCTTTTGGCTACCTTACGCCAAGATGAGCTTTGATGATAAAACAATTACAGTAAGAGAAACGCAAGCACTAGGTAAAATTGCCGATGGTGATAGTATTTATGTAACTGAACAACACGCTGAAGGCGATATTGACGCACAAGTTTATGATAAGGCACTTGGCTTACTATTAGCGAGTACCTTAGGTGCAGTTCCAGTAACTACTGGCGGCTCGCCATATACACAGACATATACATTAAGCCAAACTAACCAACCAGTTTCACTTACTCTTTATTATCAAGATCCAGATATTACTAAAGCATATCGCAATGCAGTTGTTGATAAGTGGAAAATGCAAGTTGATATGAATGCCATTGTTAACCATACTTTTAGCTTTAAATCTAAAGTTGGTGCAGACCAATCAGTTGCACTTACACCAAACTATACCTCTCTTGGTTCTAAGTTTTTACATCAACACCTTAGTTTCAAACTAGCTGCTAATGTTGGTGCTATTGCTGCTGCTACACCTATTAGTTTAAAAAGCCTAGAGTTGAACGTTGATAAAAACTCTATGTTTGACAACGCACTTGGTACGTTAGAGCCAGAAGATGTTCTCAGCCAACAACTATCTGTAACAGGTACAATCGAACTTAACAAAACTGATGATACTTACCGACAGTTAATGCTTGCTGGTACTTACAAGAGTATGGAAATCAAACTTAATGGCGGTACAAGCTCAAGTCTGCAACTACAATTCCCACGTGTTAGCTTTACTTCTTGGGAACCTGATAAGTCACTTGATAAAATAATGACACAAAAAATACAGTTTACTGCTAACTATGACGCTGCTAATGCACTTGATATAATCAGTACAGCAGTACTTGTAAACTTGCAATCTGCTTACTAATAATTAGAAGGGAAAAAGCCAAATGTCAAAGTTTTTACTAAAGCGAGTTGTTGATTTAAATAAGTTTGGTTGGGACGGTTGCACTATTGAATTGCGTGGTGCAGATTGGAACGAATCAAGCGAATGGGGTAAGAAGTTTGCTAACCCAGACCCCAAAGACACTAAACTACAAGATGAAGTATTTAAAATTGTAGAGGATCATTTTATTAGTGGTACAGGTCTTGATGAAGATGGCAAAAAGGTATCTATTACAAAAGAAAATCTTGGTGAGTTACCTGTTGAAATATTTATGGAATGTATTAACTCATTGCGAGGGGTACAACCAGACCCAAACTCATAAGGGGTAGAGACGACCCCGAAGCACCAGAGGGTTCGATAGAACTAGCTATATTATATAATCAGCCACCACCACCAGAGCTGATAGAACACGCTTACAGAAAACTATTCCATTTATCATATTGGGAAATGCAAAAAGAGCCAACCGAAGCTGTATATCTTGCTCTTGCAATAGAAGAGTTATTGCGACAAAAAGAAAAAGACGATATAAAGAAGCAAGAAAGAGAATATAATGGCTGACGCAAATATTAGAGCGGTTATAACCGCAAAAGACGAAGCAAGTGGTGTACTCAATGGATTTGGTGGATCGTTGGGCGGTGTTGCTGTTGCTGCTGGGATTGCTTTAGCTGGTGTAGCTGCACTTACAGCTGGTGCTGTTGAATCTGTTAAGGCATTTGAAGAATCAGAAAACATTGCAGCACAGTTAAATAACGTATTACGTTCTACTGGTGGTGCTGCTGGGGTTACTTCTGACGCAGCTATAGCACTATCAAAAAACCTCGAACACTTAACAGGTGTATCTGACGAAACTGCCCTGAACGCTGAAAATATATTATTGACATTTACTGCTATTAAAAAAGATGCTTTTGAGCCAGCTACACGGGCTGCTGTTGATATGGCTACTGCACTTAATCACGGTATGGTTCCAAGTATGGAAGATGTGCAAGCTAAAGCAATGCTTATCGGTAAGGCATTACAAGACCCTGACGCTGGACTAGGTGCATTGCACAGGGTTGGTGTTAATGTAGAAGAGTTAAAGAAGAAGTTTACCGAAGGAATGCCAATACAAGAAAAGCAACGACTTATATTACAGGAACTCGGTACAGAGTTTGGTGGGGCTGGTGAGGCTGCTGGTAAAACTTTTGCTGGTTCGATTGCTAAAGCTAGTGAAAACTTGAATGACTTAATGGAAAAGATAGGCGAGTTGATAACCAGAGCTATAAGTCCAGCTATAAATTGGTTTAATAAGATGTTTGAGAGTGTTGGTGGTGTTGATGGTATTGTTAATCAGTTAAAAATAGCGTGGGACGAAATAGTTAGAGTATTTAACCAGTATGTTTTACCTTTCTTACAGATATTATGGGTACAAATTAAAACGCAGTTATTACCTGTACTCCAAGACTTCTGGGATAAAAACAAAAATTGGTTAATACCAGCATTAAAAGAATTAGCTATTGTATTGGCTGTTGGGTTAGTTGCAGCAATTGTAGTTGTTATAGCTACGCTGTCTATTGTAGTAGGTTTACTTACTGCCGCAATAGCAATTATAAATGGAGTTGGACAGGCGGTGCAGTGGCTAGTAAAACAATTTGTTGCGTTTGGTACAGCTATTGGACAGGCAATGGCACAGTTTTATGTAAATGTACAGATAGCCTATGGTGTAAACAAACAGTTTGTTGATGGGGTTATAAATGGTATGAGATCTATTGTAAACTTTATATTTGCAATAGGGGGGTCAATACTATCAGGTTTAATTAGTCCATTTATTACTGCTGCAAATATAATTGGCAGTATTGTAAATAGTATTAAGAGTAATATAGGTGGTATTGGTGGCGGAATACTTAACCCTCTACTTGCTGGTGCAGGGTTGCCACACAGGGCTGGTGGTGGTGCAGTTAGTGCTGGACAAGCCTATATTGTTGGTGAGCAACGACCAGAAGTATTTGTACCAAATACCTCTGGCAGTATTGTACCTGTAGGTTCTGGTGGTGCTGGTCAAACTATAAATATCACAGTACAAGCTGGTGCGTTTATGGGTAGCCAACAAGACGCTCGCAAGTACGCAATGCAAATATTAGATTCACTAAAAGATGTAGCTGCTTCTAAAGGCACTACTGTTGGGGGACTTATCTAATGGCTTACACTTTATCTGGTACGAGTATTCGACCACCATATCAAATGCAAGAGCATAACGATACACAGGTGGCACAGGTACGCACACTAAGTGGCACAGTAGCAAGAGATTATTTTGGTAGTAACAAACGTGTATGGACGTTAAGCTACCGCAATACGAACGCTACTGACTTTGCTACTATAAATACTATCTATCAGAATTACCTATCTACTAATACGGTAGTTAGTTGGGTTGTAGATGAGACGAACTATACTGTTAGCTCTACTAATGTACACGTTGATATTCGAGATCGTAACTTCTCGACACTTGGTACTGATTACTTATCAGAGTTTACGCTAATACTTACAGAGGCTTAAAATCGTGTATAATAAGTATATGCACAAAAATATACAAGATAAGATAGAAAAACGGATAGATAAATCTGGTGATTGTTGGATTTGGATTGGGTATATTCATAAAAAAGATGGCTATGGTAGGTATAGATTACCTAATATGAAGTGGGACAAAACAGCTCATAGAATAGTTTATGAACTTTATACTAATACAAAAATAGATGATAATATGACGGTTGATCATTTATGCTTAAATAAAAAATGTGTAAACCCTAGTCATCTTGAAATCGTTACAAGAGCAGAAAATAGTCGCAGAGCTAGATTAACTGAAACAGAAGATTCAAAGTTAAAGAGGCAATTATCTGGCTGGCAAGGAACTTATAATAGCGACTATTGCAGAAGAGGACATAAACTCGAAGATATAAGTTGGTCTAATGGGCAAAGGAAGTTATGCCGAGAATGCCATAGAGAATATAATAGAAATAGATACAAAGCACTAAAATTGGCGAGGGCTTAGTATGCAAACAGTATCGGCTGCTTTTACCGCAGAAGAACACGACACAAACCGTAGCATTACACAGTCGGTGCAAATTGCTTGGAAAAAGTCTTTTAATAGTGCTATAAGTTTTTTCACGATTGGTGTATCGACTATTGGCGGTACAGACATCATACCAGCACCAGATAGCTCGCCGAGCAATTGGAATAAATACCAATTTACTGATGAATCTACACACGTTACGAGCCTAGCTTACGATAAAGAACTACAACAGCCTGTTGGTGGTATTACTGCTGGACTAGCCGAGATAGATGTTGATAATACTTCTGGGCGTTATACACCGCGTCAGATGGGTGGTACTGGTAGCAACTCGGAAATATTTACTGCTGTTAATAAACCAGCTAGACCATTTACTATAAGTGCTGGCTTTAATATGGGTGCAGATATAAATGTTCCACAATTTGTTGGTTTAACAGATAGACCGCCAGCTATTGATATGCGAGAAAAGAAGGCTAAGTTTCAGGGTACAGATTGGGTTGGTTACTTACAAGATAAGTATGTTGATAACGCTGCAATGTTTACTTACCAAACAACTGATCAGATAATAAAAACTTCATTAACTACACTAGGGTTTTCGACTGCACAATACGATTTAGATACAGGTATTAACGTAGTGCCATTTGCAGAAATAGAGCCAGGCGATAAGTGGGGCAATTTTATTAACAAACTGGTACAGGCTGAAGATGGTATATTTTATCAAGATGAGACAGGTAAGTTACGCTTTCAAAATAGACAGGCGTGGGACGCTTCGCCATATAACACAGTACAACGCATTATTACTACTGCACAGGTTATCGAGCAAGCTAACCCGAATTATGACCATATTATCAACGTAGTTGAAATTAAATCTAAACCACGAGCTAAACAGCCACAACAGCTTGTGTGGACGCTTAATAGTCCGATTACCTTACCAGTTGGTCAAACAGACTTTTTTATACAGTTTGATGATCCTATGCTTGCTGTAAGTACACCTGTTTATGTTGCCAATACGCTATCTGACGGCACAGGTACAGACGCAACTTCAAACGTACAGATACATTACCAATCTAACTTTGTTAAGAATGCTAAATTAACATTTAACAATATTGGCACGACACCCTGTTTTATAACTGCAATGACTATCTATGGACGACCAGCAAAGGTATCTACCGAGATATATACTCGATTACAAGATGATTCGAGCGTTACTGCATATAGTGAACATAGGTTTGAGTTTGAAAACGAATATATTGGTAGCCAAGATTGGGCGAATAGTTTTGGGCAAGTTATATTAAACGACTATGCCGAGCAAGAAAATCTGCAAGAGATTACTATTCGTGCTATACCAGAACTACAGTTTGGTGATTTGGTAAGCTGGCAGGGTCGATACTGGCGGATATTTGGTATTGCCACTAAACTAGATTCAGGTGTAGGCTTTATACAAACATTAAAACTACTACAACGTACACCAGTCAGTTACTTCAGAATCGGCGTAAGTACGATTGGCGGTAGTGATAAGATTGCACCATAATGAAATGGTTAATTAACTTATTAAAGAGACTTATGAATATACAAACTACTAACAAAACAACAGACAGTACGGCTGCAAAGCAATTTAAAGTTGTTTATAAAAGTGCAAATAATTTGCCAGATATTAACATTGGAGACAATATTAGATTTTTACATTTTCCAACAGTTGTTAATGATAATGCCACTGCTATTTCAGGTTCAGATTATTTGAATATGTATAAGTTTAGTACGCCACTTGTATACACCTCGTATGTTAAGAGAGTTGTGTCGGGTAAACAGGTAATAAACAAATCAAAGACTAAAAATATTTTCTCTTGGACATACCAGGGGGTTGATATGATTAATATATTCTCGCCATATTTTTTTAACACTTCAGATGGTACAACAAGTGCAGAGTTTTTTTACATCTTATTTTCACAGGAAATAACGCTATGAATACAACTGATAGAGTTAGTGAAAATACCAACAACTTATCCGCTAATATTATACAGTCTGGGGTTGTTACTTTTGCTTGGCCTGGTGAATTTACAGATACAGGGTCAACCATCGGTGACACACCACCTAGAGAAGCATATTACGGCACAAAATCTGTATTGTTAAACGTAAATAGTAATACTATACCTTATGTTTTTGCCTGGTATAGTATTGGTGCTTTTAGTACCTCTTACTTTGCAATGAACTTAATAGATGACTATGAAAATCCTTATGAAAAATGGAATAAAGGTTGGTTTAGTTTTACAAAAACTGGTTCGCAACTATATCTTAATTTCTATATATTAGATAGCCAAGCTGATTTAGCAAATGGTGTACGTGTTTATTATCGAGTTACATCAGCTAATGCAACAGAAAGTTCTGGGTTATGAATCCACAAACCCCAGACAGACTACCAATTGAGGTTAATCAAGATATACCAAGAATTATTTATCGTAAACAATTCACAATAACCACATCTACTTCTGGCAGTGGGTATGTAGAATATGAGGGTACTGTAACTTGTGATGGCATAAAAGTTTCAGCTTACAATGATTTTGATATGGCTGTTAAAGATGGCTCTACAGTATATTGGTCACCAATTAGAACGGTTACATCGGCTGGTGAAAATGACTTTTGGTCTGACATTTGGTTAGATAGCTCTGATATGGTCGACAACAATTCTATAGTGAAATATCGCTATAAGATAAGAAAATATGGTGGTGCTACAACAGATACATACACCGCTTGGGTTGTACTTTGGAGTACAAAAATAAATGATAATATCAACCTATTTGATACAACAGTGTAGTTATTGACGAACTGTCAGCTTAAAGGTAAAAAGAGATTATGAAAAAGGCATATGAGATTATTTGTTTAAACTGTAAAGCAAACCGAAAGATAGATATTTATGATTCGGTAGCAGGTAAGCGAATAGATTGGCGAGATAATCTACCAGATGAAAGTATTGTATCTGGTAGAGAACGTACAGACGGTTTCTGGGGTTGGCAATGTATATGTGGTAACAACTCTATAGATAGCGAACAAGAGAAGCGTAGTATCAGAAATCTTGCACAACCAACGCCACAAGAGCTTTCAGAGATAACAGCTAATCTACAGCCAGCAAATGTAAAAATAAAAGGCAAAGACGTAATATTGGAAAACTTTATAATGAGGGAACTATAAAATGGCATATGCAGCGTGGTCGGTAAGTTTCGGCGAACAGCCTAGTACAGCTAAATGGAATATACTCGGTACAAACGACGCTAGTTTTAATAATGGTACTGGTATTGCTAATCTAGCCACTAATGTTACTTCTATCTCTAACCCTTATAAGTTTCACGTATACCGTAATGCTGCTGCTAACACTGGTAATGGTGCGTTTGCAAAAGTTACTTTTGATACAGAAACATTTGATACTAATAATAATTTCGCTACTGGTACATATACTGCACCGGTTGCTGGGTTTTACCAACTTAGCTATACAGTTAGTGTTGTTGCGACAGGTTCGGGTACAGATATAGCTGCTTCTTTATATAAAAATGGCTCAGAGTTTAAACGTGGTAGTCAGGTTACATCTGGTGGGGCTTTTAATTACGCTTTGTCTGCTTCAATGATTATACAGTCAGCAGCCAGCGATACTTGGGAAGTTTACGCTTATGCAGGAACAACAAAAGCATTAAGTGTTGGTTCAGCAAGCACGTTCTTTTCAGGTGTACTAATAAGCCAAACATAGGGTAGTTATGGAAGTGCCAACTGATCTAGTAAAATACGGCTCAACTGGTATAGCCATTTTTGCGGTTGCTTGTATGGCATATATGGTTAAGATGTTCTTAGAACAAATGAATAAAACCGCAAAAATGCGTGACAATCAAGATAAACAATTTATAAGAGTAATCGAAAAAAACACGCAATGTTCTTCAAAATTAGAGGACGCAGTAACTAAAAATACTGTAGTCACAGAAGAAACAGTGGCATATTTGAAACATCGAAACGGCTCGTTTGAAAAACTAATTAAAGAACAACCATATATACATCAACTTGTTAAAGAACACTTTGATGGGGAAGTAGAGGAAACAAAATGAATCCAGACGCTTACATTGGTCAATCAATAGATTTAGATGGTGCTTATGGTGCTCAATGTTTTGACTTCGCTAATTTTATAAGTGAGAGATATGGCTATAACAGATTTACAGGATTAAAGGCTTCAGGTATATACGGTCAACAACCAGAAAACTATACGTGGGTTGCTAACTCGCCAACAGGCGTACCACCAATGGGGGCTATCGTAGTATGGGACGATGGTATTAACGGTACAGTTGGTCACGTAGCAGTAGCACGAGCAGGTAGCGATACGAACGTACTTCGCACAGACGACCAGAACTGGGGCGTACAACGAGTAATAGCAGTAGACCACAATTATAACCACGTAATTGGTTGGGGAATACCAAAAGGAGTAGCAAGTAATGTAACACCACAAGGAGGTGAAGACGTGATAGTAAATGACGACAATAATTATGCAAGAGCAAATAAAACACACTTAGACTTACGTGGCAGACCACTAGATAGAAGCGTATTCAACGCCTTTGTCGGTAAACCCTGGTTAACATTTATTGAAGTATGCGAGGACGACCCAGAAGCCGACAACTGGCAACACTTTGCACAGGTTGGCTCGGTAGCCGTTCGAGACGCTTGGGATAAACAGATATACAGCCTACAAGACCAACTCAAAGCAGCAAATGACGCTTTGGCTGCTGCTAAACAAAAACCTGTTGATGTACCACCAGTAAAGGTTGAGCCACCAACACAAGGATTTACGCCATCTGACCCTGTAGTGACACGAACGACACTACAGAAGATATGGAACTTAATAATAAATGGGAGGTATGAATAATGAAACGAATTATAGATTTTTTAAACGGCAAGAAAACTTACTTAGGCTGGGCAGCAGTTATAGTATATGGCTTGCTCATTCAGTTTGGCAAAGTAGATAATAACCCGATGATATGGGGGGCGATTGCCACTTGGACTGGGGTTAGTTACCGACTTGCCATTACTAAAAACTAAGGTATAATAGATACCGACACTGCAAACGTGTAGTACTTAAAAACATTACTAGAGAAAACCACCCGCTTATTAGGATTATTCATAAGTAGTTAATAAATCTTTCCACAACTATTGGTATTTTACGGGTGGTTTTTTTATTGACATTGTTTTTTGACTTTAGTACGATGTTTGAGTAATTGAGAAACGTATATTTTAAGGCTTAAACTATTGCTAGTGGCGTTCGCCGTAATCCTCACACTACCAGCAACAGCTAAATCAGAAAATACAAAAACCTCTTACCCAGATAACCACGCACAAGATGTCGTGGTTTTATTTGTTAAAAAACCTGTAACACAATTCCCAGACCGATCTGAACAGTATAAGCAAGCAGTAGCACAAGATAATGCTCGTGCTGAACAGGCTCGTTTAGAGGCTGCTAGACAGGCGGAATTAGCTAGAGTAGTAAATACACCAACACCACAACAAAACACGCCACAAACGGCTGTAAGTGGCTCGTGCGTAGACTGGTTAAGACAGGCTGGTGTTGAAGATATAAGTAATGCACTTATTTTGATAAATAGAGAGTCTGGCTGTAACCCGAATAGTATAAATAGGAGTAGTGGTGCTTGTGGTATTCCACAGGCGTTACCGTGTAGTAAACTAGGCACATCAGATCCAGTAAAACAGATTATTTGGATGAATAACTATGTACTAAACCGTTATGGTAGTTGGGCTTCTGCTGTATCACACAGCAACTCTATGGGGTGGTATTGACAACCTTTCTACACCACTATACAATAGATAATATGATATGTTCTATTAAAGATTGTAGTAATAGTTCTGTTGCTAGGGGTTGGTGTGATAAACACTACACTAGATGGAAAAGGCATAAAAACCCACTTACTACAAAAATTGAAATGCACGGTCTTGAGAAAACACCAGAATATTGGGTTTATAGAAAAATGCTTGCAAGATGTTATAACAAAAAACAACACGGTTATAGTAGATATGGAGGCAGAGGGATAAAAGTTTGTGATAGATGGTTAAATTCTGTAACTTGTTTTGTTGAAGATATGGGTAAAAGACCATCTTCAAAGCACGAACTAGATAGAATTGATAATAATGGCAATTATGAACCAAGTAACTGCCGCTGGGCTACAAAAATACAGCAGATGAACAATACATCTTATAATAAACACTTAACTTATAATGGTGAAAAACTAACTCTTGCTGAGTGGGCTAGAAAATTAAATGTTAGCTATACTGTATTACAATCAAGAATAAAAAGGGGTTGGAGTGCAAAAAGAGCTTTAACAACTGCTATAGATAAGCCATTTACAGGGACGTGGTAATGGAAATGCTACTAGCTGCTTCGTGGTGTATAACAGGTGGCGTTATTATCTTGGCAGGTCTCATAGTTGTAGTATTGCGTTGGGACGATCAAGAAGTAGACAATTTGTTTGAAGAACAACCAACAAAGAAAAAATAGTTTTTATTTACAGATTTTCTAACTAGGCGTATTACATAATTAGTACCTTACAAAGGGGGCTATATGGCTAACGTACAAAAGTCTGTTGTTGTCCAGAAGAAGAAGCGTGCGTCTCGTAAAAAGAGGCGTGTACCAAGCAAGGGCAGAAGATGAGAACGAGAAAGAGGGTCGAATGTCCACTCTGTCACAAAACCGCCGACATAGCGTCCATATCCCACTACTTGTACTGTCACTATTGCACGGTCAGTGGCTCGTGGTGGTACACAAATGGTCTGCTCTGGTCAAACAGTATGGAGGAGGTGACACAAGTTGAACGAAACCGAAAAGAAGCTATTGGAGTTGGAGATACACGGACTCGATGTTGAGCTTGATGTTCGCCGACACCAGCATTACTTCGAAGTAGCCGAAATCGAGAGATTGGAGGCACAACGTGCTCAATTGGTTGCTCGACTGGACGGTCAGCAAAATCTCTTTGAAGATTGACTGGCGATTACCGCTAACCAGTCCACGCCACGTCCATTGTCCCTACAAAGTAGAGCCGAGCGATACTCTATGGGGGTGATCCGATAAGCTATTATCGCTCTGCAGTTTATGGGGTTTCTGCATTAACAAAAAACTCCGCCAAACCTTTATTACGATAAGGGTTTACTTTTATTTTAGAAAGGGTATATAATGCATTTAACTATTCAGTATTTGCTACTAAATAGTTACTAAGACGCTTGCAAGCCGATATAGAAAATTAAATAAAAATCGCCATCTATGTAAGACAGCGACTTCAGTATTTGCTTACTTATAATTATAGGCGGTTGGAATGGAGAATGCAAGTGATTTCAGCCCAGAAAATTATTAAAAATAAATACTCTATAGCTATAGATTCTAAAGCTAAAGATTATTCTAAAGCTATAGAGGAATCTAAAGCTGATAAAAACAAACGAATAGAAGCTAATGCCAAACTTTTAATGGAAACACTGAAAGCCGAGCCACAATGGTTGCGGTTTTTTTGTAAATGTTTATATCAATTATCAGAGGCTAACATTGCCTATATTTTAGAGGGTGCTAGGCAAGCTGATTACCCACTTAATTATTTTTGTGCTTCAGCTAAAAGAGAACTAAACAAAAAGCCCCGTACCAAAAACGTCAGTAAATGATAGGGGCGTTGCTATTATAGGGTAAAAAAAACTTTAAAAAAAGCATAACAAAACTATTTACATTGCTAGAATACTTATGTTACAATAGATATGTAATTAAAACGTCAGGAGAGAAAAATGAATATTAGACAACGCCGAGCGTGGCGACGACAGACTGCACATAAAGTAATGGTTATTGCAGACAAAACTATTACCGCAGTAGCAGTGATGAGTATATTAGTAATAATAGCTTTAATAGCAAGGAGTTTTTAGATGACACCAAACGAACAACACCTAGAAAGTATCGAGCGAGAGTGGGGCAACTTTGATACTAAGCAAGATGATATTTTAGATAGCCTAGACACACTAATGAGTAACCAACGTAAGCTCGCACGTTTAGCAGAAGAACAAATGCACCTTGCAGAGGAAATGCAAGAACAAGCAGACGAGATTAGAGACGCTATGCGAGAAGATGGTATTGGTGGTTACTAATGAGTACTCAAGAACAATTACAAGCACCATTTAGCCCAGACGACATTGAATGGCGAATACAGCAAAAAGATAAGAATAATGAATGGGCATTGGTATTAGCCTATGTAACTAACCGAGCCATACAGAACCGTTTAGATAATGTGTTTGATGTCGGTGGCTGGCAAAACGAATATAAAGAAGCACCAGACGGTGGTGTGATGTGTGGTATATCAGCTCACGTTGGTGATCAATGGGTAACTAAATGGGACGGTGCAGAGAACACCGAGATAGAGAAAGTTAAGGGTGGGCTAAGTAATGCTATGAAACGTGCAGCCGTACAGTGGGGTATAGGGCGATACCTATACAACCTAGAAGCTACGTTTGTTAAACCAACACAATTAAAGCCACCAAATATGAAAGGGTATCAGCAATATTATGACAAAGACACCAAAAAACGATACTACTGGAAAATCCCAGACTTACCGGTATGGGCAACTCCTAGCGGAAGCGATACGAGTGAAAGCTGAAATGGACATAATGTATAACTTATATAAAGAAAAACGAGAGAATTACGAATCATTAAGAAGCCAGATAATGGCAGAAGCATTAAAAGAAAGGAAAAAGCCAGATGAAAAAGAAAATATATAAAGCAGGGGGAGTAATAACTGAAGCAGATTTTAATAAGGTAAAAATGCTTATAGATCTTGGTTTAGGTAATAAACAAATAGAAGATATTGTTGGTTGGAAATCGAAAACAATATCAATAATTAGAAATAAAAAAGATTATAAAGAATACAAAGAATACAAAAGGATAGAATATCAAAAAGATAAAAATAATAAACAGCTTCAACCAGAGCAAACAGAAGCAAAAACAACTGCACAGCAAGAATGGCTAGAAGCACTAAAAGAAAACACTAAAGAAATTAAACAATTAAGAGAAGCAATCTATGTATTGCGAAGCGATAAAAAGAAAGGCTGGTTTTAAATGGCAACCAAGCGAGATAAAGCACTAGAACAAGTTAAGATGTACCAAGCAAATGATTGGGAAGTAGTAGAAGAAACACCAGAATATTTTATGCTCAAGAAGAACACAGCAACCGCAGTAGGGCATATTCTACTAATCATATTCTTCTGGTGGACATTCGGCATAGCGAACTTACTATATTGGGCATTAAGCAATAAAACAAAGAAAGTGGTTATATGAAAAGTAGAATATACAGCGAAGAACTAGAACGCACACCTGATGGCAAGATGGTAGCATTTGTTGAGGGCGGTAAAAAAGCAGGGCAAACCAACAAAGATAAATATGGCACAGACTTTTACAAACGTATCGGCTCAATGGGCGGTAAGATTAGTAAGGGTGGTGGCTTTGCAGCTAACCCAGAACTAGCACGAGAAGCAGGTCGCAAAGGTGGTAGTAAATCAAGAAAACGAGGGATTTATGGAACTACCAAGACTAACTGAATGTAGCCTATTCCAAATACACGTGCCTATACAAAATGATAAAGCTATAGGCATAGCAGACTATCGTATTAGCAGACACAACGAGATACACATATTATCTAAAGACAAAGATGGTCAGCGATATTACCCAGACAATTACTACATATCTGGCGAGGACGCACGCAAATACCCACTACAAAGGCGTTCGGGTATTGAACTTAGACTAATACCAATTAACGATCTGAAAGTGTTGGTGCGAGTATGATTATATTAGTACCAATTCATAAACACGCTACTTATTCCAACTTCTTGCAAAATGGCGTGTATTATAAGCGATGTATAGTATGCAAGGCAGTTAGGCGGTGCGATGAGTAGATTTCAATTAGTAATAATCGTAATGATATTTATCGCAATAGCATTAGTTATAACAGGCTTAGTACAGATGTTTGCAAGTTGGGGCTACCAAGACTACTGCTCTACTACCCAGATACAGAAGCTACAACAGGCAGGTGATTACTATAGCTGTTTGAAGGCAATCAAATGAAAAAGATTAACATACCAATACATAAACACACACCAAAGAGATATAGTATGAGTTTCTGGCTGATTAATATAGATGGACAACCAAGTTGGGCAAAAGCAAAGCCTCTAGTTACCGACTTACAGAGAGTACCAAAGAGAAGCGAAAGGTTAGAAATAACACTCCGTAGGATAGCCCATAGCCAACAAGGTATAGTATCACCACTATTCAATAGTAAAGATTGTAACCAAACACCTACCAAGAAACTAGGCATATTTAAGAATATATGGCAAAACAAGATAAGGAACGATAATGAAGTATTTTAGTATGTTTTCAGGAATAGGAGGATTTGAACTTGGCATCGAACGAGCATTTTTTATTC